TTCCTCTTTCAATCCGTTGTAATCCACAACTGTATATTGAAATTTAAGAACTGCTTCTAAGCCTGGGTTTTGTGGGTCTTGTACTGATGCAATCTTTCCAAACTTAAATACAATACCATCATATCTACCACCTTTAATACCAATGCAATCTTGTTGTGTCTTTGATTTGTTTTCTAAAAAAACATAATCATCTGCGATGTTACCTAAATATCTTTTTGAGGTATCATTCGCTTTCTTCAATGCTTTCTGTTCCACCATATCTAAATTCCTTCTTCGCACATTCTTCTAAGATATCCATAACATCTTTAGTGAAATATTTTTTTGGGTCGTTCAGTATAGTTTTACCATATTGTTTTGAACCATCTGGTAACTCATACCTTGTTGCAACTTTTTTAAATACTTTATATTTTTCTGCAAGTTCAAGTAATCCATAATATCTATCAAGTCCTTTATTGTATGTTAGTCTAACATCAACCATTTTGTTTTCTACTGTAAGTCTTGATTTAAAGTTTTTACAATGTATAATATTACCTACAACTTCTGTTCCTTCTTTTTCTTTTCTTTTAGAAAGATATACAATAGAAGAAGCTGCATATTTTAATCCAGAACCACCACCCATCTCTTTTGTTGGAAACATAGAACCAACAACATCATATGTATGATTCGTTACAACCATAGGTACTTTTGCTTTACCAAGTTTTAAAGTCAACACTCTAAATGCAGCCTTGAGAACTTGAGCACGAGTCATATCTCTTGTTTCTTTTCCCTCAGCAGTATCTTCAACTTCTTTCGTTGTTGATAACATACCAAGTGAATCTAATGCAAGAAACAATGGTCTACGAATAGATGCATCTTGATTAATATAACTATCTAAAACTTTTAATGATTGAGTTCTAAATTCTTGTACTGTTGTTACTGGAAGTATAACCATTCTTGATGGGTCAATACCTCTGTCAATAATCATTCGTTTAGTAATTGCACTTTCACTTTCAAAGTATATTACACCACCCTCTGGATTTTTATCCAGAAAGTTTTTACACATACCCATAAGAAAAAATGTTTTACCAGTTGCACTTTCACCAGCGATTGCAGTAATCTTGTTTGCTGGTAGTCCACCATTTATTGAACCAGATAGTAATGCATTTAAAGCATATGAACCAGTGTCAATAAACTCTTCAACATCACCAGCTTCAACTCCGTCTGAAACTAATGATGCATATTCGTTACCAGTTGTTTTGATAACTTCTTTTAAAAAATCAGGCATTCAAATCTCCTTTTCAACATTGTACCATATTTTTTATATTTGTCAAGTTTTATATAAGACTATCCAAATGTTTTTGTTCACATTCTAAGTCCATTATCACATGGAATCTAAAATTATCAGAATTGTTAACAACCCAATGTGGTTTTCTTTTATCCATATAGTAATATTCACCCACCTTTAAATTATAATTTTCTTCAATACCATCAATACCAACTTGAGTAAATACACAATTATTATCAACTTGTAGTGGGAAATGCACTCTAAGTGATTGACCAATTTTTAATCCATTCTTAGTTTGATAATCCCAACTATCATGTCCTATATCAGAGTGTCGCATTATAATACCCTTTTTAGGTTCAACTCTTGTGATAACAATCCATGTACATTTTTTTACAGTAGTAATAACCTCAATAATCTTTTTAAGTTTTGGTAGATTATCTATAATTTTATAATCAATTTCACTATTTGGATTTATAGGTACTATCTCAACTGTACTCCAAGTTTTTTCAGGCCCACCATAATTACCATTTATACCATCATAACTCCATGAGTTTAGTGCTTCTTGATAATTAATTATTTCATCAACTAGTTCTTTACACTCATTTTTTGTAATAGATGAAAAATTCATTTTTTTAATTTTTAAATCTTCATAAGGTGAAAACCCTTTTTGTTTTGTATCTCCATTATACCAAATACCACGAACTTCTGAGCCCACTGCTGTAACTTTACTACTTAACCACTTTAAATTCATATCATTACATAAACTTTTGTCTTTATCAAGTTCCATATTAATATCAGTAAACCATAAATTTTTCTTTTCATTATCAAAAATAAAATTATTAATTTTACGCTTATCTTCAATATCATTAATTAAATCTTGTTTATAATTGTCTTTATATGCGAACCTTAAAACTTGTAAATCACCTACTTTGATTGTGCCCACAACATCATCAGCAAAATCTTTTAAACCACGATTTGTTTTACTTTCACTAATTATATAACTCCATACTATTTCACCATTAACTTCTTTAAAAAACAATCTACCCTTTTTGTTTGCATCATACAAGTTTTTCCAATTCATTTTTTTAAAAGGGTCAAGATTTCGTTCCTTACTAGAAATTGGTTGATTTTTCCATTGTTGTGGTATGTCGTAATCTTGATAAAATTTTGCGTGATTTTTATATACTTCTTTTACTTCATCAGATATGTCCATATTTACTCCATAAATTTTTCTAATGAATTTTTATCTTCAAAATGATTTACATAATATTTTTTTATTTTATCTTTGTAGTTTTTTAAATATGATGTGTGACAACCTTCTTGAAAAGTCTTTTTAGGTCTGAATAAAAGTTCATCAGATAATTCACCTTTGAATGATTTTCTTAATAGTGGTTTCCACATATTTCCATCTTTTTTAAATTTTGGTGGAATTGTCATACAAAACTCAACTAATTTTTTATCTAAAAAAGGAGTTCTTAATTCAACTGTTCCCCCATACATCATCGCTTTGTTTGTCCTAATTAAGTTATTTTTGTGTAGGTTAGTAATAAGTTTATATCTTTTTTTAATGTAGTCATTGTCCTTATAGTGCCAGGCAAAAACATCACCATAAGATGCAAACAATTCATCACTACCTTCACCCCCAAAAACTACTTTATATCCCATATCAAATATTTTTTTTGATAATGCTAGTTGTGCGACAGCTGGTGATATTTGTGTCCAACTTTTATCTTCAACTGCATAAACAGTTTCATTAGTATTATCATCTATCCAATCATTGTCTAAAATTACTTCGTGTAAAGGTATACCTATCTCTTTACTTGCCTTTCTTGCATAGTATAAATCATCTTTTTTACCAGTTTCACCCACACTAACTACAAATGCTTCTAAATTTTTTACTCTTTTAGAAAGTATATGTGTAATAATAGTAGAGTCAACCCCACCAGATAAAATTGTACAAACTGGAACATCACTAATTAATTCATTATCAACTGCATCTTCTATTAATTTTTTTAATTTTTTTGTCGCATAATCCTCTGTCATTTCTTTAAGTTCGGTATAATTAGGAAAATCATAAAACTTATTTTTTTTTAGATTACCAGTTTCTATATCAAAAATATAAAAATTTCCTGGCTCAACCACATCTATATTTGATGCATTAATATTAAATGTTTTACTTATTACTTTTAATTCACTTGAAATCACAATCTTTTCATTTAAGTTATAATAATACAATGGTATTCTACCCATAAAATCTCTTGCAAAAATTAATTTATTATCTTTACTATCAAGAATAGCAAAACCAAACATACCATCTAAAATTTTAAAACAATCGTTTTTTTCTTTTAAATAAATTTCTAATAATAATTCTGTATCACTTCCAGTAGATAAATTGAATTGTTTTTTAAATTTATTCATACTATTCCATAATTCACCATTATATACTAATGTGTATGAATCTTTCATCATAGGTTGGTTAGATTCTTTATTAAGACCTTGTATTGATAATCTATTATGTCCTAACCAAAAATTTGTTTTTTTATTATATACAATACCTTTATCATCTTTACCTCTGTGGTCTATTAATTTAAGAGACTCACTGAATTGTTTTTTATTTTTAAAGATATTACCTAAAACAAAACCACACATATTAGTTTCCAAAAAGAATATTTACTTTTCTATCAACAACTACATTATTACTTTCATAATTCAAACACATATCAATCTCTTTGAACAAATCTTTAAAGTAATATTCATCATAAATCTTATCATTACCCCAAGCTGTATGTTTATAATATTTGCATATCTTAGTTTCTTCTAATTCTTTTCTCAATTTAGGGTCTAACATATCCATAGCTGCATAACCAATTTTACCACAATTAATTGCATCTAGTAATGCTTGATTATCAATACAACAAGGTCTTGACACAGAAACAATACCACCTTTAAAATCTTTCAACAATTCAGATGTAAGAATAGGTTTATCTGTCGGAGATGAACATATTACAATAGTATCATATTCTTTAGTAATACTGAAATCAAATACTGTTTTAGAGTTTATTAATGTACAAGTATTATTATTATACTCATACATCTCTTTAAATCTTTTACCTATCCTACCACTACCAAAGACCAGTGCATTTTTTCCTAAAACCTTTCTGAGAATCCAATCAGCAACCTCTTGTGTATTTGGATTAGTACATACTATACCAATATTATATTTTTTTGCAAGGTCAACATTTACATTATCATATCCGTGTGACCTACACACAATCCACTTTAAATTAGGATATGCATCAAATGTTTTCTGACCAACCTTTGAAAACTTAACACTAAGAATCTCTACATCTAAATTTCTTAATATTTCATCTTGTGAACCAACTATTTCATAATCCTCAGTTGACCACAAATCCTCCATTGTTTTGAGAACATTCATATCTTTTTTATCTTTTAAAATTACTTTGACCATTTACCACCTATATTCCAAAACAAAACTTTTCCTTTAAATTTTGATATATTGTTTTCTAACCAGTACCAAGCTTTCTTATCCCAAAATTCATTACAAGGAAAAGGAGTTTGATACCAATCCATCATATCATCAAATGCAAATTCACTTTTTTCTATTTCTATATTTTTGTGAGAGTGTATTTGATATTTACTAAACTTTTTCCTAATAGATGATTCGTTTGACACACAAATCGTATGAAAAGTTTTATTGTCGTCATTATTAAATAAAGATTGCCAAGGTTGATGTTCTAACAATAGACCCAAACAAGTTACACCACTACCAGAGGAAACAACTAAGTGGTCAAAATCAATTTTATTTTTGACTTCTTTTAATCTTTGTTTTTGTGTTTCAATATAAGCATAATGGTCAAATGCATATGGTAATCTAATATAATTTTTTTCTTTTGCAATAGAACCAACTTTATTATACAATATGCTCATCATATTTGGTCTAAGAGGTAAATAATTGTCAACTTTTTCTAACATATATTCTGGGTATTTTTTAGAGTCTGGAAATGCCATAATAAATTTATAATTCATTTCTTTTGATAATCTAGATAAAGCCCAACCAGACCAAGAACCATAAACAGATAAATGAATAATAGGTCTTTCTGGATTTATAGATTTAATAACATTTTTGAGCGCATCTAGTTTACCCCAAGGCGGCAATACATCACCATCACCCATAAGGTCATCTCTTTTTACATAAACAGTTTTGTTTTTAATTTTGTATTCTTCAATAGGTGTTTGAGTATTAATCACATAAAACTTTCTAATGTACTAACTCTACAATGTTTAAATATATCTTTATTTTTATCTTTACTGAAATACCATATATTTTCAATATATATTTTATTCATAAACTCGTCCATTTTTTTCTTATCAAAGTTTCCGTCTTCGTCTTTAAATACAGATGCACCTTGTGGTCTTTGCATAATTCTCATACCAACTTGACCCATAAAATGTGGTAATAACATATCAACGAGTTCATCACCAGAACGATATCTTTTGTTTTTTACTTTAGGGTCTAATATGTTTATCATCATTACACCATCGTCACTTAATGAGTCAAATGTTTTTTGTGATACTGGTAGATAAAAATTATCTCTCCAAGATTCATATTGATTAAATTTAAACCACGATTGTAATTCTTCTTTTTCACCACCCTCATTATATCTTTCTGTGGAAAAGTATGGTGGACTTGTAAATGCACAATCAACATTTTTTATCTCATCCCAAGGCAAATCTTCTGCACCACAATTATATATTTGTGTAGTTTTTTTATTTCCAGTTAAACTATTCCAGAACTCAATCATATCTTTATATCTTTTAAAAGTATTTGGGTTGGGGTCACAACCAATATAATGTGTTGCGTTTGAAGCAAAGAAACCAGTGAGTCTATCACCCCAACCCATAGATGTATCTAATACAGTTTTTGCATCTGTCATATCATATATTGTTTTTGCAACTATCGGTTTAAACTGTGTTGCAATATAAGTACCAAGTCTAAATGCCATAATATACATTCTACCATTTAGTTCTTGTTTATCATTAACACCACGAAAGATAGGCCCAAATGCACCCCACAGATTATCACCATCGTTCCATCTTTTTACTGGTGATTTATAACCATAAGAACCACACTCTAATCTCAAATCATTCATAAAGGAATCAGAACAATAATTAAATTTAGGTGGAGCACTAATTACACCTAATCCATATTTACTATATGGATATTTGTAATCATCATACTTTTCTATAACTCTATCTTTTTCATCAAGTGTTATGTATTCTGTAAAGTCTGCACTTTGTAATTTACGAAAATTATCAACTGCCTTTTCTTTTTCAAATTTTGCAAGTGGAAATGGTGGTTTTTCATTTGTAATGTATTCTGCAAGAGTTTTACGAAAATCTTCTTTACCATAATCATCTATGGTTTTAAGAAACAATTCTTTTTTCATAACTGGTAAACCAGTTTTATCAGAACATTTTTTTAATAAATCATATAGTTCTTTATTCACTAAAAGAAATCCTCAAGTGTACCTTGTGTTCCATAAGTACGGTCAATATTCCATTTTATCGTATTTAAGATTAATGTCAAGGGGTCAATAAAAACTTTTTCAAACTGTATATCATAATCAACAAAGTTGTGTATGTCAAACTCTTTAGGAAGTTTGGTAATGTATGTGATTACATTTGAAGTAAAAGGATTAGGTTGTTTTAAATAAACAAACTTAATCTTATCTCCCTCTTGTATCAAAGGGTATTTGTTTATAAGTTTATTTTGTTTTATCTTGTGATTGTATATCAATGCACCTTTTATATGCATAGGTGTTGACTTTTTAAATGTCGTTCCACTATCAAAGTATTTTGATAAACCTTTTACTGAACGAGGAAACGAAATCAGTTCTGGTTTTACTTTAAGAAACTCTTCTCTAAAATTAATTACAAACTTGTTTAATTCTTTTTCATCACTTGTCATTATAAGTTCAAGTGCATCTTTAATCTTTTGTCTACATATTGCAGGCGTTGATGACTTGACAGCTTCAATACCCATCATCTTCAACTTTGGTTCTTTGTATGATACACCTTCACTATTCCAGACATTTAGAATATATCTTTTCTTTGCAACCCAAATACCTTTGTCTGCAATTACTTCTCGTTTCATAAACATCTTATTTGCAAATGCATTTGTATATTGTTTAAGTTCATCATACGATTTTGTAATGTATGGTTCAATAGATTCTGATGCAACCTTGTCTAGAAAGTTTATTGTTTTAGATAATGCATTATCACTTTTAATTGTTTTAGTAACGAGTTTATCCAAAGTCAAATAAACAGAATCAGTATCAGATGCAATCACATAATCATCATCTGTTTTTAGTATATTGTTTAGATATTTGTTAAGTCTGTTTTCAATCCAACGAATAGATAACTGACCACTTTTTGTAATACCTTCTGCAATCGCTTTGTCGTAATAACGAAAGTATTGATTACCTATTGCACCATAAGCAGAGTTCAAAGAAATCTTACGAGCCATCTGAATATTGTTATAACGACTTATAAGTTTTTTATACTTGTTGTCTTTTGTGTTTTCAAATTCTTGTTGTGCAGATAACATTTTCTTTTTGTAAGTCACTCGTTCATTATACAACTCTTCCATCATAGTTGGTAGAAAACCTTTTTTATCTGTTCTAAACAATGCACCATTTGGTGTCATAGTAGTTTTGTCTGGTATGTTTAGTTTGATACCTTTTAACATATCATCAACTGTAATATCTTGATGTTTACTTTTCAGTAATGTTTCTGGTGAAAGATTATATTGCATAATCAAATGTGGATATAGTGAATTCAAATCAAATGACACAACCCACTTATGTAAACCAGTAATTGGTTCTTTTACATATGCACCTTCATATTGTTCGTTTTTACTGTGTGATGATTTTTGTGGTATAACAATCTTTCTCTTTCTCAAGAAGTTGTAGATTAGAATATCCCAATACTTAACTTGACCAAAAACATCTGAATAATTTACTTTACCCTCATAGGCCATAGTAAGTGCAAGGTCAATCAGACCCATCTTATCCTCTAGTTTATCAACGATTTCCACATCTTGAATATTATAGTCAATGAAAGATTGAAAGTCATTTTCATACCACTCTCTAAATGTTTCATATGGATTTTCATCTTTCTTTTCACCAAGTTCAACACTTG